ATGAACTGGAAACAGCCATTGCCGCCGCAGAGGATGGGGACACTATCGCTATTTCTGCTGAAATCACGCTGGACGGTGTTGCTCTGGAAACAGACAGCGATATTACCCTTGTAAGAGCGGATACATATGAGTCTGGATCATTCTTCAGGCTGAAAAACAGCGCAGTATTAAGCGGTTTTACGATGGAGAATTATAAATCCAGTACAACAGTTATGTGTGATTCAACAGCCGAAATCAAACATTGCTCTTTTATTGGAGATGTGGAAACAACAGATTCTTTTATAAAGGCATATATGATTTTATCAACAGCCGATGTTGTTATATCTGATTGCACATTTAGCGGCGCACTATACAGCGCAATTCGTTCAAATCAAAATGTGCAGCTTACAATTACTAATAGCACCTTCAGTAATAATAGTTCCTATGCACAAGGCGGTGCAATCCACAGTAGCGGTACACTTATACTTGATAACTGTACTTTCACAGGCAATAAAGCCGTTTCAGGCGGCGGCGTGTATTGTAGCGGAAATCTGACAATTACCGATTGCCAGTTTAGCGGAAATCAAATCGAAAGTGAAAAGTTTGGTACTGATATACTGTCTATGGGTACACTCAGCATTACCGATGATCCGCAGGACGGCGCAGGATACTACGAAGAGTCCGCAGGCGAAAAGGTTGTATTGCCGCTTGCTGATTATGCAAGCACGGCAAAGCTGATTTGGTTGACTACGGAACAGGCAGCAGAATATTTTGCGCCTGAAGAACCAGAAGAAGAACCCTCTCCCGATGATACAGGGGATGACGAACAGGACGGCGGCGAAACTCCCACAGAACCGCCTACAACACCTTCAGAACCGCCAAATGATGACAATGGGGATGATACCCCTGATGATCAGCAACCGCCGTCTGAGCCGCAGGAAACGCCAAATGACGATGATAATGCGGATATTCCCGATGATGGCGAACAGGACGAAACAGACGAAGATGACGATGAGCCTATAATCGTTTATAAACCTGTATATGTCCGTGTGCCTGTTTACATTGAGCGTGAACCCGAACCAGTTGAACCCTCTTTTGTGTGCGGTGATGCTGTCATTGATGTGTCCCGCTCCGTGGTTTTACAAGGCTATGACGATGGTTTGTTGCACTTAGAGGACGGTTTGACAAGAGCGCAGTTTATGACAATCTTATACCGCCTGTTAGATGAAGAAACCATTGAACGCTATGAAAGCACTGGTACTATCTTTGCCGATGTTGCGCCCGATGCGTGGTACTGCCCATATGTCAACACGATTGCCAATGCTGGCATTGTATGCGGCACTGGTGACGGCAACTTTGATCCTGATGCTCTATTGACATGGGGACATATTATTACCATACCTTGATTGATTCGTTTCGCCAATACAATCAACATGAAGTGGATTTTGAAAGAGCCGCCAACAGCTTTTTTGAATGACATTTTGACAAGAACACAGCATAGATGCGCTTTTATCAAAGTGCCATTATTATTGCCGTATAGCCTTGATTATGGGGTTATGCGGCTATTTTTTACGGATTTTAGCAATGTTTACTCATTAGCAAGCCGAAGTCACCACCTGTTAACAAGATTTTGGTATAATTTCATTGTGCATACGGAGGTGATGCACATATGATAGCCAAACTCTCTGAGCGGTTGAAGCAACTGCGTTTGGAAAAGGACTTGCGGCAAGATCAGCTTGCCAAACTCGTTCATGTCGAAAAATCCAGTATTTCGATGTATGAGAATGATGTACGCCAACCTTCCTATGATGTACTGATTCGCTACGCTGATATTTTTGGTGTCAGCGTAGATTATCTTTTAGGGAGGACAACAGATAGGTCATTGGATTTGTCGGGACTGACCGCCGCCGACATTGCGCTCATAAGCAAGCTGGTTGACAGCATGGCGGCAAAGAACAGAAAATTGGAGGGAATGCGCAATGAGAAGGATACTTAGTCTTTTGCTGGTTTTATGCCTTGTATTGTCTACGGCAACAACCGCATTGGCAACAGTGGATATAGAGGGCGGCGAACAGCCTGAACAGTCAGAACAGCAAACAACTGTCACGGTTGGAACACTGGATGATCTGATAGCAGCCATTGAAGCCGCCGAAGATGGAGATAGCATTGCACTGTCTGCTGAAATCAAGCTGGACGGTGTAACACTGGAAACGGACAAGGATATTACCCTTGTTAGGGCAGATACATATGAGTCTGGTGCATTGTTCCGTATGAGGAATGGCGCAAAACTTGTTGGACTGAAATTCATCGAACAGAAAGATACAACAATTATTAGTGATTCATCATGGGCAACCGCTATTGAAATCACAGACTGTCATTTTCAAGGCGATTCTACAAACACTAAGAAATTTGTAGTTATCTACGGTGGAGTAGGATATTCTAATCTGGCAGTTATAAACGACTGTTCATTTAGTGGTGCAAATGAATCAGCAGTAGTTTGTATGACCAGAACGGAAGTTTCAATATTCGATTGCCAATTTAAAGATAATGCCAGTTTTAATCAGGGTGGCGCAATTTCTAACTCAGGCACTATGACCGTTGAAAGATGCACCGTTGAAAACAACCATGCAGTATCAGGTGGAGGCATATATTCCAGTGGTAATCTGACCATTACCGATTGCCAGTTTAACGGTAACTCCATCGAGAGTGAAAAGTTTGGTACTGATATATTGTCACAAGGTACACTGACCATTACCGACAGCCAGACAGACGGCGAAGGATATTATGAGGAAAGCACTGGCGAAAAGGTCACTTTGCCGCTGACAGATTACACAAGCACTGCAAAGCTGATATACTTGACAGATGCAGATGCCGTAGTGTATTTTGCGCCTGTTGAAGATGAAAATACCGATGATCAAGACGATAATGAGGGCGAAAACCAAAACCCCACGGAAACGCCTACAACTCCCTCTGAGCCGCCTAATGATGGCAGCGAGGAAGATACCCCTGATGACCAACAACCGCCGTCTGAGCAGCCAGAACAGCCAGAAAACGGCAAAGATGACGATGCAGACAATGAGCCTGAAATCATCTATCAGCCTGTATATATCCGTGTCCCTGTTTATATCGAAAGAGAACCAGAACCAGTAGAACCCTCTCTTGTTTGTGGTGATGCCGTCATTGATACATCCCGCTCCGTTGTTCTGAAAGGATACGATGACGGACTCTTACATTTGGAGGACGGTCTAACACGGGCGCAGTTTGCTACGATCCTGTATCGCTTGTTGGATGCAGACACCATTGAACGCTATGAAAGCACAGATACCGTCTTTACCGATGTTGCGCCTGATAGCTGGTATTGCCGTTATGTAACCACGATTGCCAATGCTGGCATTGTATGCGGCACTGGTGACGGCAACTTCGACCCTGAAGCAAAGTTGACATGGGCGCACATTATTACGATCATGAGCCGTTTTGTGGAGCAACAGGAATACCAGATGCAGAACATCCAGTATGACGGCTGGGCAGCGGATGCCGTTGAAACCGCCGTTGCCATTGGCTGGATTACGGATCATGCAGCCTTCAATCCCGATGCCGCTATTAGCCGTGGAGAACTTGCGTACTTTGTAAATTATGTGCTGGGGCTTTACCGTTAAATGAAAAAGGGACAGCCGCCGTAATTGGTGACTGTCCCTAAAAGTAAGTTCTTATGGCTGGCTAATAACAAGAACGCTCTTACCATTCAAATCTTGCCGCAGCATTTCGGAAGAAACGCTAACGCCTTCATATCCCAAATAAGCAAGAACATCATTGAGATTATAAAGCACGATACCATTATCGTTGAAACAGCGAATACCATTCTGAACAGAATAGTTGCTTCCGATCAACTCAGCGGATTCAAGCACTGCGCCGTTTCTTTCGTAGGTGCATTTGTCAACCGCTACGGCAGCGGAAACATAATGCGTATCGACAGTCAATTTCAGGCTGGTATCAGCACCATCAATGAAAATCAGACCGTCAGTAAAAGGATTATCGCTATTTTCGACATCGTAATTGCCTTCCAACAACGCCGCAAGCATGGTTAAACCGCTATAAGGCGTACTGGTATTATTGTTGTCAATGTCAATATATGTTTCGCCTGTCACCTTATCGGCATAGAAACCACGCCATTTATCACACAGGAAATCAGCTTCATACATTTTTCCGTTAATCTCTACGAAATTACGGTAATCGTTGCTGATAATACCATCTGCGGACAGATTATATGTATCCAGAACGGTATAGTACATATAAGTCACAATATCAGCACGAGGACAATTATTATCAGGGACAAACTGATTTGCAGAACCAGAAAGAACCCCATTGGAGTCTGCCCATGCAACAGCGTCTTTATAATATGCAGTACCATATGTGTTGCTGATAGCTTCGTTTTCAACAATCGGCTTATCTTCCGATCTCCACAGGAAAGTAATCACTTGTGCATAGGTGCAGTTATTAGAGGGAGAGAAGGTCGTTGCCGATGTACCAGCGGTAATTCCATATTCAACTGCCCACAAAACGGCTTTATAGAAGTAGTCACTTTCTTTTACATCAACAAACGGATTGTAAGTTGTTGTAGGTTCGGGCTTGCCGTTCAATCTCCACAGGAAAGTTACAACTTGACCACGAGTACAAGTAGAATAGGGAGAAAAAGTTGTTTCAGATGTTCCACTTGTTACCCCATTATCTAATGCCCACATGACAGACTTATAGAAATAATCCTGTTTGCTAACATCGGTAAACTGATTTGCGGCAAATGCGGTTGTTGCCATTGACAACATCAAAATCAGGCAAAGAAGCAGTGATACGATTTTCCTTTTCATTTTCAATTCCTCCTTAAAGTACCATAATTAAGCTAAAATTGCGCCATATACAATCACTGTTAGTATGATTCCAATCACAAAGCCTAATAAACCGCCGATACCAGCGGACTTTGCCCTTTGCGGAAGTGTTTCTCTCCATACACAGTACAGAATCAAACCAACAATCGGGAAACAGAAGCACAGTATGGCAAATCCAGTGGAAGGAGCGTCCTGAACATACATATAGTTCCCATTTGCGGTATTTACGGCTTTTGCTTTAGGCTGGCGGTATTTCATGCTGTCGCAGATGATAATGCAACCGCTGGAATAGAATGCTATATCACAGATAACGGATACCAGTCTGATCCCCAACATATATCTGCCATATGTACTTGCAATAAGTACCATGATTAAGCCAAATACAGCATAACCAACCGTTACAATGATAGGCACAACTCTATTATTGATTACAGGAACAGCAGAAAGCCAGTAAATAACAATCAGCGAGAAGAATACTGCATAGTTCAGCAAGCCAACGATTGTCAACGGCTCACGGTAAAGGAACTGAGGCACGACAAAATTAATGACTGCGCTGAATGTTAAAGCAATGACGCAAAGCAATTCTTTCTTTTTGGGCTGGAATACCGCAAGAAGTGCAACTGCCACACAGGGGATTAGAGATAAGACAAACGACATGAGCCTGAAATTATATAATCCGCTTCGGCTCAATACCAGCGGCAGAAATACAGAAATAGCAACCAACACAATAACCGCTATCGTCTGTTTCTGACTCATGCGGACTGTTTTGCTCCGAACTGTTTCTTCGGGCATAGGCGGTACTTCCGCTCTATATGCCGTTTGTTGTGGTTGTATCGGACAACCGCAGTGGATACAGGAAGCCGCTCTATCGCTTATTTCCTTGCCACACTCAGGACATTTGATTAATGCCATATGATATACCTCCGTTTGGAAGAAAATTTTTCACCCTATATTATACCACATCTGAATACGGAAGTAAACCTTTGTAGTCTACTAAAACTACAAGATATAGGGTATAATACTACACAGAAAGTACAGGTGATGTTATATGGCTGAAAACGACAAGTTCATAGTGCGCACTAAACGGACTTACGGCGAGAACACGGTTGTTTCATGCCGAATGCCTGTTGAGATGGTGGACAAGCTGGACAAAATAGGTGCTAAAACAGGGCGCACACGCAATGAATTGATCCTGAAATGTGTGGAGTTTGCGCTGGATAAGCTGGAAATAGTAGAAGAGTAATCGGGTATGGCGGTTTGCTGTACCCTGTTTTTTGCGTTTTGGGACGGTTTATTTCGATACTTGTTCCAAAACATCAATGCCCTTAGAAAATTTTTCCGCTCGTTTAACTGTAGATTCGGAAATGCCAAGTTCATTAGCAATGGCTTGGGCTGTGCTTTTGCTTTTTCGTTCAGGTGTCGAAAAAACGATTGGTTCATTTTGAACCATTTGTTTTTCGGCGTTTTTGTTTTCTACCTGCGCTCCAACAGACTTCTTCCTTGCCGATTGCATCTGTCCAATCAGTCGCAACCGCTGCTCATTTGTCATCGGTGTGAAATATGCCCCCATGTGTTGAGCAGATGTACTTTGACCGCTGGGCGAAAACAAAACCCGCAAAAAGTGGAAAGTACCCCCCATCTTTTTTTGATGGGGGGTAACATATCGGCAACTATTTACTTTTTCGCCGTCTTTGCTTCGTTTAATGCTCTGTAAAGTGTAGCTTGCGAAATGCCACAAATTGCGGTTATCTCTTTAACGCTCATTGTTTGCCGATTATAATAATCAACCGCTTTTCTTACATTTTCGGCGTTTGCTTTTGGTCTGCCGCCTTTACGCCCTCTTGCCCTTGCAGCTTGCAAGCCTTCATTTGTGCGCTGTACTGTTATATCCCTCTCAAACTGGCTAATAGCAGATAGAACCGTAACAAGCAATTTTCCCGTTGGTGTGGTAGTATCTATATTTTCTTTCAGGCTTACCAATTTAACGCCTTGGTTGTCCCATTCTTCCAGCAGCGCAAGCAAATCTTTTGTTGATCTGCCTAACCGTGAAAGCGATTCTATTACAACGCTGTCACCCTCTCGCACAGCGTTCTTCAGCTTGTCCAATTCAGGGCGGCTTGCTTTTGTGCCTGTAATTTTTTCTTTATAAATCTTATCTACACCATAATTATTTAATGCGTCAATCTGCCTTGCTAATTCTTGATCATCTGTTGAAACTCTCGCATAGCCGAACTTCATAACCGCCATTGTAAACCCTCCTGTAAAAATCAAAAACGGTTGTTAATGATAGATTGATTTTGATAAAAGTATTGATAAATGAAACAGCTAAATAAAGCGGCGTTTTTGCCGTGACTTTGTTCTTCTCTTAAACGATGGTTTTTGATAATGGAAACTTGGAATAAAACAGGGCAGCGGAAACCGCCCTGTTATATTTTTTCTTGTATTTCTGGTTATACTGCTTCGCCTGTATCATTCAGCACAAAGTTAATATTTAATGAGCAGTCTAAAACAGCGGCTATTGCTTGCAAGTCTTTTTCTGTGAAGTTATCACGCTTCATTTTATTATTGAGGTTTTGCGGACTGATCCCCAATTTCCTTGCAAGTTCTGCTTCAGAAATGTTACCTCTTTTAATTAATAGTATTCTAATTCTATCACTTAAAGCCATGATCACAAACCTCCTTGTATTTGTGGTTATTATACACTATATAATTGATACTGTCAAGCCCACAAAGACAAAATAAAAATAATTTTGATTTTTTCATCAAAAACCTATTGACAACATCAACTTATTAGTGTATAATGAAGTCACAGTAAAGGAAAACCCAAAACAACAAAGGAGGCTTTTAAAATGAGTGCAAACGAGATGGAAAGCAAGATCAAGGAACTGCGAGAGCTGCGCCGCATGGCTGACGAGATCGCCGCCGAAATTGAAACCTTGCAAGACGCAATCAAAAGCGAAATGACCGCACGAAACACGGACACGCTGACGGGCGCAGATTGGAAGGTAACATGGAAGGCAGTTACAAGCAAGCGTTTTGATTCGGCAGCATTCAAGAAAACCCACAGCGAACTTTACGAGCAGTACAGCAAAGAAACCACAAGCAAGCGTTTTCTGATCGCATAAAGAAAGCCCTCCCGAAAGCGGCAACTTTCAGGAAGGCAGAGCAACCAGCAACCCGACAAAAGGAGCGGTTACATATATATTATATCACTGACCGCTCCAATTTTCAATAAAAGGAGCGAAATAAAATGTTGAGAAGCACAAACAAAGCCGTTATTAATAAAATCCGTCAATACATCATTAACGGCGTTGATCATGAGTATTTTGAACTTGAAACCGATCCCGATTATAAAACCGCTTGCAAGCTGATCCTTCAGGCTTGCCAGAATGAAAAGCGGTATTGCAGATATAACAATGATTTTGAAATGTTCAAGGATTGGGCGCAAGGCTTGCCCACGGCGTTTAATACTGGCTATTACTACAATGTTTCTGCTGTTGATCTGCTGGCTGACTGGCTGGAAGAAACCGACAAAGAAAAAGAAAAGTTTGAGGAAAGCGCAGCCGAAGAAAAAATTACATGGCTGATTTATAGAGAGTTGCGGAAGGGGGCGGCGTAATGAAAAAGTACACTCTGCGAGAAATCAAGCGTTTTGTTTCATTGGGCGCAGCCGTTGACATTACAACCGCCAACTGTCCAGCAATCAAAGAGCCGTTTGAAAAAATCGGCGTGAGCCGTGGCATTTACGGCATTAACGGCGGCTTGCTCCGTGGGCAGTGTAGCGGCACGATTTACGCAATCACAGCCCGAAACAGCAACTTGTTTTATTATTTCTGATCTGATAACCAACAAAATAAAGGGAGTGGGCAGAAAAACCCACTCCCAAACATAAAAAAGGAGATTGTAAAAATGAAAAACACTGTAAATATGGACGCTCTGAAGGCTTGCGCTGTTCTCTCTGGTTTTAACTGGTACAAAGTAAATGTAAATAGGGATGGAAAAGAAAGCGAGTTTTACGCAACTGAACTTGAAGTAACGCACGAAGGCGCAACAATTAAGATTCATCGGCAGTTTGCAACGCCTGAATATATGGGAGGCTTTACAAAGATTACCGCCGCCGCAGAAAATTGTATTGTGTTTGAGGCTGAAAGCATGGACTATTCCAGCTGCAACGGCAGACGCATTGCAATTACTTACACCGTTGAAGGACTCCGCAAAGATTTTGCCGATCTTGAAGAGGGCGGCGGCAGTATTGAACAGCCCGAAACGCTCATTGACCGAAACAGGAGCGGCGCAGATGGAAACGGCAATATGTTTGTTGTTTTGGATTTTCGGAAACTCGGATATATTACAGAGGTACAGAAAGCGCAAATTAAAAAATATATCAATGTAGAGTGCAGAGGACAAGCAAGCAAGTATCAGACTCCACGAACAGTTTATTTTAAGATTTGCGCAGATGGAAATATTTATGTTGGTGCGTGGGACTATGCCACAGAGCAGCCCATGACAGAAAGACCGTATTATGAAACTTGGCATATCCTTGATGACGAAGATGATATTAAAGATGTTGAAGCACTGCGCAAGCTGGCGCAGACAGTAGCGGCGGCAATGTAAACGGATCAAGGGCAAGGGGCGCAAAAACCCTTTGCCCTATTCCAGCATAACAGAAAACAGATTGACAAATCAGGAAAAAATGCAAATACTAAATAAAAAAGCAGCTTGCAGAGGATGAAGCACATGGAAAAGCCCGAAATCATTTGGAAAGATACATATACAGCAGTAACGATTGAAAGAAATCTAACCAGCAACGATATACTAAAAATTGATTATCCTGTTGTATGGTGCAGCCGTAATAAAGTACCGCACTGGCAAACTATAAGGGATTTGTACCGCTATTTTCGTGATCGGCTTCAAGAAAAATGTCAATACAAGCATTTGTTTGTTACGCTGGACGGCGGTGCAGCTCCGTATGAAATGACTTGCGCAATATATAAATCAAGTCGTGAAGTTATATGGTCACAGGATGCCGCAATACAAGAAAAAATTAAAGAAAAGTTTGCGAACTGGAAAGAAATCGAGTCTTTTTATAACTATCTTTATGCCAGTATCGCAGAAACAAAAGAAAATCAGAAAAAAGATGAACTGTTTGCAGAGCAGTGGAAACAACTTCAGCAAAAGGAACAGGAACAAGAAGCCGCAGAAGCGCAGCTAAAGGAAGAACGGCGAAAAAAATATTTACAGCGTGATCCGACAAATCCAGCAGCCAGAAACCAGAAAGCAAGGCGGCATTTGGAACGGCTGGGCTATACGCTCCATAAGTCAAACAAAATCCGATACTATACAGCCGATGACAGAGGGCAATTTAAAATTGTGGATGCCAGCGGTAAAGCCGTATTGGGAAAAAAGTTTGATGCCAGCATTGATGATGTGGAGCAGTTTTATATAGCGCAGGACAAAAAAAGATGGAGCGGAAGATACGGCTTGACGGAAGAGGAACAGAAACCGCAGCGTGATCTAAAGCGTGAAAAGAAAACGGCGGCGCAGTTAAAAAAGTATGGTTTTGTGCTGACCTATGATGAATACTATGGATATAACATTGAAGATTCACTTGGCTACACTATGGAACACTGCAAAAATATTAAAAAAGCGGAGGAAATTGCAGAAAAATTAAAGAAAAAGGGCTTCAAAGAGCGTGAATCACCAGTAAAACAAAAAAAGATACTGGATGAATTTGAAGAAAAAATAACCCTCTATCATGATATATGGGTGAAAATAGGTTTTGACTGGAAAAGCACAGAACATAACAAAGGATATATGATTGTTGACCGTGACAAAACCTTGCTCGGAGAAAAATATAGTCTGACTCTGGATGACATTGCCGCATACATAAAAAAAGAAGGGCGTCAAGTTTGGCAAAGAGAAAATACTGTACGGTATCAGCTTCGGAAAAATGGTTATCTACTAAGACAGAAAAAATTCAACTGGAAGAATTATAATGAACACAAATATCAGATTTTAGATGCAACCACAAAAGAAGTTGTCGCAGGAGCAGAAACCAGACTGACGCTTGAAGAGGTTGAACGCTGGATTTTGCGTGACAACTGTTTGGAGAAATCAACTTAACCGCTCTACCCTACACGGAGGGAGGGCGGTTATTTTTTTGCCCTATTTTGCAGACAGTTGATTGGTATTTTCGGCTTAAAATTGTCGGGACGGCTCATTGGAGCGGAGATGTTGAGCGGCGCACTTTCATTCAATCGAAAAAACAGACAATCCAAAATGTCAATTTTTATCCGTGAAAATCGTAATCTCACGCACATTCTGGAACGCTGAAACCACGAAAAGCCCATATTTATCGGAAAATCTCAGCTTCATCTTTCAAGTCCATAGGGAAGAGAAAAAATCTTCCCTGCGGAAAATACTCCGCAAAAACCTTGCTCAAATCCTTACAAAACCTCTATAAAGATCATAATCATGGCTTTTTCAAGTCAATCCTTAACTGTTCCTATGGGGAAAGAAAAGGCTTGTGCTGTCAACTCTCATTGACTTACTTTGTACTTATTCCCCCTGAAAGCCCATAAACAAGGTGTTTTCAGTTAACCATCCCTATTCCAAAGGGAGGAGGCAGCACAAACTTTTCTTTTTATGAGGAAATCCTTGTATTGGATAACTCGTAAAGAAAAATCAGTAACAAATACCGTATCGGATTTTCAATAAAAAATTAGGAGGGATACCATATGAATTATACTATCGTTGAACAGATTCCGATGATGAAAAGAGCAAAATCATTTATCAAAAGATATGGACTCAAGGTTGTTTGGGTCGCTGGCAAAACTGACATTCCAGATTGCCGTCTGTCTGCATGGATGAACGGAAATGAATTGCTGTATGCCCATCAATTTGAGCGTATGAAGGATTTTCTGGACGAATATGAGCAGTGCATGGAAAACTGTTCGTTTATGAGGGAGGACTAACCATGCCAAAAAGATTTGCGAATAGTGGAACATGGATTGACGATGTAACAGGCGAAAAATACCACTCAAAAACGGGCGGTAAGTTCTACGATGACGAAGATTTATTTTATGCTCAGGAGCGGCGAGAGAAAGAAAAACAGAAACAGTATAGATATGTCCAGACAGATGAATTGGGCAAATACATTCTTTTGCGTGTGAAGAAACTTCCGACAAACCTTGATCCAGCTACACTTGCAAGGCTGACACTGCTGAGTACATACATTGACTACAAAAACCGCCTTATGATCAATAAGCATACTGTAATGGAAAAAAGTGATTTGCCACGCATTTTAAATATCAGTGAGAGAGCAGCAAGAGATTTTGTATCGGAAGTCAAAAACAAATACCTGATTTTCCGTGATGGAGAAATGTTTTTGAGCAAGGAATATTACAGGGGCGAATCTGACAAATACAAGCGTGACGCAAAGCAGAAGTTATTTATCCAAACTACGCAGGACTTGTACTATAAGCTGAAGCCAAGGGAACATAAATACTTTGGGTATGTTATCAGGATTGTTCCCTTTATCAATCGTGAATTCAACATTCTGTGCCATAATCCAGACGAAACAGTGTTTGACCAGATTAAGCCACTTTCTATTGGTGAGGTTTGCGACATTCTGAAATATGAAAATTCACACTCTGACCGCCTGTTGGATGGATTGACCAGATGTATTTTCAGGGCTGATGATCAGGATCAATCTTTGTGTGCTATCGTGCAGTCAGTTGGTAACGGTATCACTGGATATGGAATGTTTGTCAATCCCCGAATCATTTACAACGGCGGCAATTATGACAAAGTGGAGGTTTTACATTTTTACTTTCCCTTGCGGAAAAACAGATGCTATAACACCAAGAAAAAGTGAGTCACAGAACAGGAAATGAATTCGCCATTCTGTGCCGTTTTTGGGGCTTGAATTCGCCATTCTGTGCCGTTTTTTTCGGCTCATTTTTTGAATAAAAACCCCACAAACAAGGATATATCGAGCGGTTGAAGGCGAAAAAGAAACTTTAATTTATATCACCTTGCGTCCGCAGGACAGCAAGGGATTATGACCATAGGTAGGACTCAAACCAATATATCAAATGGAAAAATGATGACACAAATAAAGGAGGACACAAACAATGAATGAAACCAAACTGACAAGCTACTTGATTATCTCGGCTCACTGCTTAAAAAATGTCAATGGTAGAGGTATGTTAAAATATTTCATGGATGAAGTACGATGCCTAAAACCGCTGGTAACAGTGCCGTTTGATGATCATAACCCAATGTTCAGATACCATGATACGATCCGCACAACTCGTAATTTAACAGGGCGTATGATCCTGAATGTGTTGCGGAAACCCTATAATATGTTCCGCTCCGTCCAGAGTGACGAAGTATTTTTCGCTGTTCATGAGGATGGTATTTTGTACTGTCACCATGACAAGGCAAGCCATGATTGGGTAATTAAAGATTGGGATGATGTTATGGACGATCAGGACTTTGTTGATCCCGATCTTACAGCAAAGCAAGCAGAAAAAATAGAATCAAAGATGATGGATTTTTACAATGAGTACATGGAAAATCCAAGAATGCTCCATTCTCTGGAAAAAGAGTATTTAACTTTACTTTATTGTTAAATCAGCGGCGGTTGCCGTTGTCACGCAGGATACCATAGCAAGCCACATTACAAGCCATAGTCTTTTTTGGATTAATAGAACACCTTTCTGGAATATTAAAGGCTTGTTCCGCACTTTACTTCCTTTCCAGCGGCGGTATCGGCACAATACCGATGGTATCTTGCGTGATGACGGCAACTGTAACTTTTGCACTGAAGGGAGGTTTGCATGAATGATTTAGACGGCAAATATTACACTGTATATGCCCATGTTTGCCCTAATGGTAAAGTCTATATCGGACAAACTTCCAAAGTGCGTCCGTCTGACAGATGGGGCATTGATGGTGCTGGATATAAACGAAATCGCCTGTTTTATGGCGATATTATGGAATACGGCTGGGAGAACTTCAAGCATATAATCATCTGTGATCTGTTGACCAGTGAACAGGCTGACTATTTGGAGCGGTATCTAATCAGGCGATACAACAGTACAAGCCGTTATTGCGGCTATAACCGTCATCCGGGCGGCAAGTTCTGACGGCGGTATAGTCAAACCCCCTCGGCAACGGAATTGCTACGCAATATCCTTATGCCGTCCCCCTTATCCAAGGGGGATTTTAATTTTACAATGATAATTTTGGAGGAATGTAATACATGAAAAAACTTACAATGGAAGATCTGTTTGTAAATAATACGAATGACAAGGAGCAGATTCATCAAGTAATTGAAACAGGATTAGAGAAGTCTGGTATCGCAATCAAAGACTGTTACTTTGCAGAAGTCATCAATCAATTCGGCAGTATGAGCAAAATGAAAAGGGTATTAAACTTTCTTGATATTCCCTATGAGGGACGAACATTCACGGAGGTCATTAACGATATTGCCGACAAGCTGAACAGCATGAGTGAGCCGCAAAGAATTGGAACTATTGCAGTTATGGCGGCTATTATGGTTGAAGATAAACATTGCGGCGGCACAGTCGGCTTTTCTGATGTTGTAGCCTGATTTTATGATTTATGGAGGAATTATGATATGAAACAAATCAAAAAATGGATTAATAATAAGAGAGAAATCCACAAAAGCATGAAGTCATTGATCACTCTGACTTTGATTTCTTGCTTGCTTGATAAAATCGGTATTCAGATGATTGACACTGAAGGAGAAATTAAAGACTATTTTGACATTAGTTTTGAGGTCAGAGATAAAACCTATCATCAAAGTGGCAGAATGAGCCAAATGTTACAAGATGCAATCAAACTTTGTAGGTAAATAATCTGACCTGATTTTATCAATCAACTGTCACATAAAAACACATTAACCCTCTCTGCTTGATAAAGTGGAGAGGGCTTTTTTATTATCCAAAATACCAGATAATTGTTTGATGGTTTTAGGGGAAATCAACATTCAAAATTGGAATGCGTTCAAAATGAACCCATTCGACAGCAACAAAAATGGAGGTACTTATGTCACTGGAAAGCATATTGCGCAATCTGGATGTTACGAAGCTGAAATCCAAATCAGGACTGACATTTGAACAGGAACTTGTGAATGCCGCAAACTTACTGCGTGATTGTATCCAGTCAAGGATCAAGCGTGGCAGCATGGGTAATTGTATATCAACCGCAGATATTGCCGATGTAAAAGTTTCGGGCAATCAACTGTCAGTACAATTAAGAATCCAGAATGCTATGCGCCCTTCCATCTTCCACAAATGGAACAAGACAAACGCTAATGTGTTCTGGTTGCTCAATGATGGTTTCAAAGTAAAAAAGGATGTTTGGTTTAAGAACATCCCGAACTTTGGCTATCGAGCGGCAGAACATTTTGTAGAGGAAGGCGTAAAAGATTTTAATTCAAAAAACAAACTCGTAGTAAAGGTAACTGTGACAAAACCGTTGCTTTACTACGGAAAATGACACTAAAGGAGATGCAAATATTATGAATGACACTAATTGGAACAATGTAGAAAAGCATTATCGGGAGAAATGCGAAGAGATTAAGCAGATTTTGAATACCATTCCGCTTAACGCACAAATGCGCACACAATCAAAACTGGTGATCAATAAGGATTTGGAACCAGTTGTTATTCTCTTTTGTGATTTTAAGAAGGTGAAAATTGATGCTCTGCATAGCGTCATTGCCTATGATAAAGAGCGGCAGCGTTGGATGGATGCGGTTTACATTCCAGAGAAAGCCAATCCAGAACGCTATGTTGTCTATGCGCCTGTTGAATGGGAACTGACACCTTTTTTACAAGTGCGCATTGATCCTGTAATTGATTATTTCAATCGCAAGGGCAAGCAGCCGCAGGACAACTTTACAGCCCAAGTATTTGTGGGCGAATGGGAAACCCACAAGGATGACAATTTGATCAGCATTATCAACTTGTTTGATATGTGGTATGCAAATCTCAGTTTGGAGTTTGTGCAGACGGAGGATGCAAGCAAGGCGGTATTTTACTATGACTGGGACGATCATGAATACAAAATGATGGACGATACGGACACTTCCGATCCGCTCCAATACACCATGTACTGCATTGCGGATTCCTGTAAATATGCGCCCACGAATATTGATTTGACGGCACATTTATATACGCTCAACTGCGGCAATCAGGTAATGCCCAAGATTATATTCCAGTCAGTTGGCACAAAGCCAATGACGGAAGCAGAATTGGACGCAGCATTCCCTAATGTCCGTCAGCGTCTTGCGAAGGAGGCGGCAGAACGATATGAACAATAAATATTATCCTGTATTCAGCAAAAATCTGGCAGAACGGTTGTTTTCTGCTGGCTTTTTCCTTAGTCATACGGATTGGAACAAAAATCGCAGAAACATGAAGGTTTACTACTTTGCCGAAACGCCTGAGTTGAGGGCGGCGGTGGAAGCATACAGAACGGAGGTGCGCAATGGCAAACATAAAGAACGAGTTTAAGAAAAAGTGCATAGTTTGCGGAAAATTGCGCACACCAGCACAGTTTTATATCTCAAAGAGTGATTTTCATGCAGATGGGCGGTTGCCTATGTGTGCGGATTGCTGTTTAGACAAATCTCTGAATGATGATCGAACAGACATTGATATTGAGAGATTCCAGCGTGTATTACAGCAATGCGACAAACCCTATATTGCCAAACTCTATAAGTCAACAATGAGAGAAGTTGTAATGGGCAATCCAGACAAACAAGGCGCAGATAAAGTAAAAACATTCCTCGGACTATATATGAGAAGATTGAATGGCTTGAATCAGTACCAGACGAAATGTTGGAATAATTCTATTTTCGAAACCGATGAACAATCTGACACTCAGCCTGATAACGATAATAATCAAGAGGACTATATTGTTATTTCAGATGATGGCTATAAGTATTCACCACTGCAATTTGAAGCTGTACTTGCCCTTTTCAAATATTTGCAGTCCATTTATCAGTATCAAAAAGGCAGTCAGGAGTATGAATTGCTAAAAGTCTATGCGGCACTGCGCCTACGAGCAGAAGCCGCAGCCGCAGAGTGTGATGTAGACGAACATTTTCAAATTCTTGCTGATTGCGGCGATATACTAACAACGCTCCATTGGGAAGATTGAGGTGTTGCAATGGATAAGTTATTGATACCAGCAACATTTACGATCCATGCCGCCGAAAAGCAAAAAGACAGCCGCTATATTGCGGCAACAATCAATTTTGTTTATGAGGGTACTTACTACGGTAAGTACCTTTTTTCACGCTCTACGGTGGACGATGCCGCTCCATCCATTGCCAATATATCCATCATGTCAGAGGATGGCGATTGCGCCGTTGGCGTGATCCCCGAAAGCAATGGTTATGCGTGGGGGCTGGTGCTGGACAACGGCACATGGCGTAACTATCTGCAACTGGATTGCCTGTTTTGGGCAAAAACAAATCAGGATGCAGCTATTTCCGCTGACAACAGCGGCAAAGCGTTTGATTTGGAAGTGGAACTCAGCATTGAGGGCAACACAGAAAACGATACATATACAGTCGAGTCATTTACGGTGGAGGGAGTGCGCCTATTATCAAGTGCCGTAAGTGCCAATGACTTTACAGTGAGAAGCAATAGATATGGCGCACTTCCCATGAAAAAGAGAAAGGGAGGGATAATGTATGGCAGATAATAATAACGGCGCAGATGGTCAAATCCTACTTGCGCTAAAGGTAAAAGAGTCACTTGCGCTGATTCAAGCGCAGTTAGACCAGATTGCCAAGAAACTGAATCTGAAAATCACAGGGCAGCTTGATACGACAAAGACACGCAAACAGTTGAGTGCTGATCTGAAGAGTTTTAATCTGAATCAGGCTATTAAGCTGGCGGCAAAGCTGGATAAGACAGCAGCCAAAAAGCAGTTTAAGGCTGATTTAGCGGCTCTGGATAACAAAACCTCTGTTGAGGTAAAAGCAGAACTGAACACGGAAGAATTGAAAAAGCAGCTCAAAAACAACAATATCAGAATTGATGCAAATGTGGACGGTGCTGAAGCCCTAAATGATGTTGGCAATGGGCTTGACACTATCAATAAGAAATCAGCCGCTACGGTTGCCAGTATTACGCTCTTGCATGAAGCAATGAACTTGCTGGAACAGGCGGCACGAAGGGTAATTCAGACAGCCGTTGATTTGGATGCACAGTTGACCGATCTGCGCATGGTCACAGGCGATTCATACGAAGAAGCGGCAAGACTGGTAAGCGGCTATAACGAACTGGCAAAGGAATTGGGTGCAACTACTACATCCGTTCTGGATGCCGCCTCTGAATGGCTCAGACAGGGCAAATCTATTGCAGAAACCACAGAACTGATTGAACAATCTATGATTCTGTCTAAGGTCGGCGCAATGGATTCTGAAACCGCTACAAAGCGTCTGACAAGTACCATGATGGGCTATAAGCTGGCGGTTGAAGAAGTTGCTGGTGTTGTTGACCGATTGACCGCCGTTGATATGGAAGCGGCAGTATCCGCAGACGGCATTGCCGAAGCACTGAGCCATACAGCGTCCAGTGCATACCTTGCTGGGCTGGAACTGGACAAGATCATTGCTTATTTGACGGTCGTGCAGGAAACAACGCAGAAATCCGCTTCCGTTGTCGGTGAATCGTTCAAGTCTATCTTTGCCCGAATGGGTAAAGTAACCAATGGTGATGCCGTTGACGATATGGGCGAGGATATTTCCAAAGTTGAATCCACACTGCGCAGTTTGGGTATTGAATTGCGCAAATCTGAAACCGAATTTCGTAATTTCGATGAAGTTTTGGACGAGGTAGGCACACGCTGGCAGGAGTTTGATTCTGTTACTCAGCGTCAGATTGCAACCGCATTTGGCGGCGTGTACCAGTCTGAAAACTTCCTTTCCCTAATGAACAATTATGAAAAGGTTGCTGAGTATGTCAATGTAGCGGCAAACTCTGCTGGCACAGCGGCAGAAAAGTTCAAAGCATATGAAGAAAGCGTTGCGGCGCATTATAACACTTTGATTGCGTCCGCTGAAGCCTTTGCACAAAAGTCTGTACCTACTGAGTTTATCAATGGTCTGCTGGATGCTGGCAGCGCAATTCTGGACTTCTTGACATATACGGAACTCTTGAAAACGGCACTGGCTGGTTTAAGTTCTGCGCTGGCAGTCAAGGGCGTTTCCGCAATGGGCAAAAAGATCAAGGATGTAACGCAGACGGTATCTAAGCTGTCAACTGCATTCAATCTGCTGGATAAGGCGGCGAAGGTCGATCTGTCCGCAGACGAGTTTAATTCTCTGTTGGCAGCTACAAAGGGTCTGAATGCACAGCAGCTTAAATTGATCATTTCCAGCAAGAATCTGACCAATGAGCAGCGTATGCAAATCCTCATGGCAAGTGGTTTGACCAAAGAACAGGCGGCTCAGACGCTTGCTACAATGGGTCTGGCAACCGCAGAGGGAACAGCCACAGCCGCTACATTTAGCCTCTCAGGGGCGTTTAAAGCCCTCACAGCGGCGATTGCGGCAAACCCCATTGGATTCCTTGTGGTGGCTCTTACAACCGCTGTAAGCGTTATTAGCACATTCAACAATAAGATCAAGGAAGCCAGACAGGAAACGATTGAGGCTGGTAATGCAGCCGCCGAGGAAGGACAGGCTTTACTTGATCTGGTAGCGTCATATCTGGAATTGGCTGATGCCGTGGATGCTGGTACAGCGTCAAAAGAAGATATGATTGCGGCGCAGGATGATGTAATCAATGCGCTGGGGCTGGAAGGTAAAAGCGTTGATGAACTCATTGCTAAATATGGCAATCTGAAAAATGCCATTATTGCCGCCACAGCAGAGGAATTGGAAACAGATATTTCCCTTGCTGTTAAGGGCGCAACAACCGCAATGGAAGATGCCATTGACGAAATTGACGGATATTTTGATAGCAATAATATGTTCTCTGCAATCGGTGAAGAAGCTGGCAAAGCAATGGCGTATTTGCAGGAACTTGGCTTTGAGGGCATTGACAATACAGGCAGTAAGGGCGGCGGCACAATTTTCTTGCCGTCTGTTTATGCTACTGGCGGCGGCTTAGAGGATGTTGAGTTTGAAGATTTGGTCGAAAACTATAATTACCTCAAAGACGCAATGAACGCAGTGCGTAAAAAGTTTGGCGATGAAAATGATGTGTTTAGGGTGCTGTCCGATGCCTATACGGAATATGCCGATGTGGTAGAACCAGCAATCGAAGCCATTGATAATGCCAATGAGTTGATTGTTGAATACTACAAGGCAACCGAGAGGGCTATTAATGATCCTAAGACGCAGGAAGAGTTTGATGCTTTCCGTCAAAGTATCATTGATAAAGTCAGCGGCGATATGGACTGGAATGCCGATGGTACATATACGGCGGCTGGTTTGGTCGATAGCCTGTTATCTACGGATCGTGCATATGCCCAATTTTATGATGATTTAGTCGATACCACAAATGACGGTCTGGATGCCGTTGAAGATGCTATCCAGTCCCACGGCGATTCTGTAAAGGGAAAACTGGAAGCACTCTGGAATGCAGAAAGTTTCAGCGATACAAGAAAGTCTATTGAGGAAATGGCAAGTGCCTTGGATGGCATTACCGCTGATAACATTGACAGCCTGATTGAAGGTAGTGCAGAATTGGCGGCACTGTTGGAAGAGGACGGCATGAATGCCCAATTCCTTGCCAATATCCTGCAAACTGAGGTTACGAGCGGCAACGGCTTTGACCTAATTACAGAGGATGCCTTAAAGCTGAACAGTGCTTTGGAGGGCATGAAAGGTCGTTTTGACGAAGTTACCGATGCCAAATCACGCTATGATGCGGCTTTGGCTGGCGGCGAAAAAGACGATAATTTCAAGAACTATGCAGAGGCATTGGAAGCCCTCAATGAAGAGTTTGTCAAGGGGTATGAAAACAGCAACCAGTTTTGGGCGGCAGCGGAATACCTGTTTGGCACTGAGCAGCTTAATGAATGGGGCTGGTCACAGGGCTTAGATGAAATCTATGCCGCTATGGAGCGCAATGTTGCTATCTTTGGGGACGCTGAGAGCGCAGGAACAGGCTTTTTGGATCGCCTGTATGAAATCTCAGAGGCAGGACAAATCACGGCAGATGACGGCTCTGTAATCGCTCAAATTGAAAAATTGTCTGATGGTACATATGACTTCCAATTTGATTCTACGAACTTAGACGCACTGGCTGAAAGGCTGGGCATTACCAGTGAGGCAGCTACGGCGTGTATGCAAGCACTGTCTATGTACGGTGACTTCCAGTTTTATGACATTGAAACGGTCATGTCCACTATTGAGGAAATCGGGCTTGCGTCTGATTCCATCAACGGCACTGCTGTCAATGTCGGCACACTGACGGATCAGCTTATTGCCTTGGGATATAACAACAAAGATATTTTTGATTTGATGAATGTCCTGAAGGAAGTGGACGGCGTAAGCCTGATTGATATTAATGCCAATGTTGATACGCTGGCACAAAGCCTTTCCGATTTGGGACTGGCAGCGCAAGACGGCGTTGACATTAATGTAAACGCTGATGGATTGGCTGATCTAATGTCGCAGCTCAACTTTACCAGAGAGGATACCGAGGGGCTTATTACAAAGCTGTCTGAAGCTGACGGCATTACGCTGACCAATGCAGAGGGCGAAGTGATCAGCCTGAATGATGCGTTGGAATACACCGATGGTTTGACATTTGCCAGTGTGACGAGCGAAATTGACGGTATTACAAGTTCAGCGGAATTGGCAGAACAGGCAGTTGAGGATTTGCAGTATAGCATTAATACCCTCAAAGGCAAAACCGTCACAGTTACCCTTGATGTTCAGCGCAAGAGCGGTATTTTAGGCAGTATCTTTGGATACGCAAAAGGTACTGACGGCGCACCAGAGGGCGATGCCCTTGTTGGCGAGGAAGGCGAAGAACTTGTCCAGTCTGGTAATCGTGCCTATTTCGTAGGTACAAACGGTGCTGAAATCGTCCATCTGAATGAGGGCGATAAAGTCTATACGGCAGCGGAAACACGCAAAATCAAGCGTGGCGCAACCGTCATCCGTGGCGTTGTTCCTGCTTTTGCTGGCGGTACTGGTTTGGGCAAACCTGATACTCCAACTTATACATCTGTTTTGCCTGATAAGCCCACGACAAGCACAACCACAAACAGCAGTACCACAGATAAGGCAGAAAGCGAGTTTGAACGGCTCTATAAATACCATCAACACTTGCTGAAGATGGATCAGGAAAGCGTATCTGACTATATTGCATGGCTGGATGCCGCCTATCAGGAAGCCTATAAAAACGGCGAAATTGAACTTGATGACTATTACAAACATCAGGAAGAGGTATTTGACAAAATCAAGGAAAGTTTGGATGACCTTCAAAAAGCCCACGAAAATGCGATTACCTTTGATAAGATCAAGCTGGATAATGCGATTGAGGCTGGGGACTACGGCGATATTGTCAAATACACCGATGATATTGTTGAGCATTACAAGGCAATGCAAAACGAAGTCCACCTTCAGGCTGAGTATTACCGCTCCATTGGATATGCCGAAACCAGTGATGAAATTACGAAGCTGAAATCGCTTTGGTGGGACTATTACGAAGAAATCAAGAATGTATCCGCTGACGCATGGCAACAGGTGGTAGACAATGCAAATGACGCTCTGGACGGCGTTACAGGCTTGTATGACACCTTAAAGGGAGCGGCGCAGGAATACGCTGAGAACGGCTATATTACCGTTGATACCTTGCAGAGCATTTATAAGCTGGGAGTCCAGAACCTTGCTTATTTGCAAGATGAAAATGGGCAGCTCGTTATCAACGAAGCCAATATCCAGAAAGTTATTGCCGCTCGTACTCAGCAGATGGCGATTGAAACCGCACTGAACTACATTCAGCAGCTTAGAACGGCTCTGACCAATCAGGACACGGCGGCACTGCAAAACCTGATTTTTGCAACCGATGTTGCCGCTAACAGCACATGGGATTTGGTCTATGCGCAGTTGCAGTTGCTTGGTTTGGAGGATTCACAGTACAATGCGGCACTGCAAAGGATTAACACTTTACGCTCTTTGGCAGATGTGGCAGTTACCAGCATTGGACGCATTGACAATTCCGCAAAAGAAGCGTTGCAGAACACTTCTGACGCACTGGATGATATTTTGCAGTATGTAAAAGACATGATCAAACAAGAGGTCGAGAATCAGGTGGAGGCACTTGAAGATCAGATTGACCGATACCGTGAAATCGTGGATTTGCAGAAAAAATCCTTGGACTTAGAGCGTGAGAAGGACAACTACACAAAGAGCGTCACCGAAAAGACAAAGGCGATTGCTGAGTTACAGGCAAGAATTGCACGATTGGATTTGGATGATAGCAGAGAGGCACAGGCTGAAAAAGCAAAGCTGAATGAGGAATTGGCAGAACTGAATAATGATCTTGCCGAAACTCAGGCAGATTATGCGTATGAGGTCAATTCTGATGCGCTTGACGCTATGGCAGATGCCTATGAGGATGAAAAGCGCAAGGAAATTGAGATTTTGGAGGATACCATTTCCAGCGAAGAAAAACTATATTCCGCATCTATTTCCAGAATCAACAATGAATGGGATACTCTGTATCAGGATTTAATCAACTGGAACTATCAGTATGGATCATCCACAGAAAGCGAACTTGTTTCCGCATGGAATGCCGCAAGTCAGGCAGTACAGCAGTACGGCAGCTATTTGAATGCCGTTGCTACAACGCAAAGCCAACTGTCTGCCATTGATAATGCGTCCAGCAGTAATGTTATCGGCACTATGGGCGATTACGATACCAGCGGCGGCGCAACCATGAGCCGTGTAAAGGAAATTGTAGCGCAGATGAAAGCAAACTCGATCCAGCATGGCAGCGAGGATGACGCAGGAAAATTGCGTCTGAACAAAGAAAATCTTCGCTTGGGTGAAGAGTTGCAAGGGCTGATTGGTCGTACCGTAGTCCGTGGCAATGATGGTGTGTGGTATCTGGACAAGGTAGGCGGCGCACAGTTGTATGCTACTTACCCATATAGCACTTACCATACAGGCGGCATTGTCGGTGACGAACCCACAGCAGAACAAGATGAAATGTTTGCTTTGCTGAAAAAGCGTGAAGCCGTATTTACTGAGCCACAGCAAAAAACCATCTATCGTGTACTCAAAGAGGATGAAACTGTTGCTGGTAAGCTGGGCATTAGTGGTTTATACCGCAATATGAACGGCAGTATTTATGCCGAAACACAGTCGCAAAACGCTGTTAAGCGTGATGCGCAACAGGCACAGGGATCAGTTACAGGAACACAACAAAACTTTAATGTTGAAACTCATATGCCTGTTCAGATAATGGTTACTGAAAAGCTGGATAAGAGTGATATTAGACGGCTGAGTAAAGAAATCAGTAGCGTTGCTGCTGAGGGAATTTCCGAGGCTTTTATTAAGCGTGGCAAAGGAACTTTACGAGATAGTTTGTTAAAACCATAAAAATATAAAGCAAGTCCCGATTCTCCGTAAATGGAGAGTCGGGATTTTTTGCTTTTATGCAGGAATTAGACAAGCCATAACCCACATATATTGAACACAAAGGGGCTGGAAGATGAAACCTTGAAGGAGAGTGATTTTTATAGTAGCTATTTTAGAGTATAAGACTGACAAGCAAACAAAAATGCTTGGTGATAAGAAATTTACCGTTATCAACAAAATCCCTGTTTTTTGCAGTGCAGAAGAGCGAAAATTCGTGCTTCAGGGCGTTGAAAGCGGATTATATAACATTTTTCGTAAGTACATGAGTTGAGTTTTATGAGCCGCAGCGGTATAATATAACCGTTGGCGGCTCTTTCTTTTATGGAGGAGCCAAATGGACAAATATGATGCAATTTATGGCAGACAGTCAGTTGATCGAGAAGATTCTATTTCTATCGAAAGCCAGATTGAATACTGCCAATACGAAACCAGAGGGGGCGCATACAAAGTATTCCAAGATAAGGGATACAGCGGCAAAAATACTGACCGTCCACAATTTCAGGAAATGCTTGCGGCAATTCGCCGTGGAGAAGTCAAGCGTGTTATCTGCTATAAACTGGACAGAATAAGCCGCTCCATTCTTGACTTTGCTACTATGATGGCTGAGTTTCAGGAATATGGAGTCGAGTTTGTATCATGCACTGAAAAGTTTGATACTGCTTCACCAATGGGAAGGGCAATGCTGAATATCTGTATTGTCTTTGCGCAGTTGGAGAGAGAAACAATTCAGATGCGTGTCACAGACGCTTATATTTCCAGAAGTCGTAAGGGCTTTTACATGGGTGGGCGTATTCCATATGGATACCGAAAAGAACCGTTTATGCTTGATGGCAAAAAGACCTCACGGTATGTGATTGAGCCAGAGGAAGCAGAGGTTGTAAAGCTGATCTATTCTTTGTACGCAGAACCGCAAACTTCATATGGTGATGTTGTCAAGTATCTTATGGAACAAGGCATTACTAATAGCCGTACAAAAGACGGCGTATGGGACAGATGCCGCATTGCCGATATGATCAAGAATCCTGTTTATGTCAAAGCCGATTTGAACCTATACCGCTTTTATAAGGATCAAGGCACAAACCTACACAATAGCCCTGAAGATTACATTGGAGTCTTTGGTTGCTATCTGTACTCTGACAAAGATGCTGGGCGCAAACAATGCCATTTGGAGGGACAGCACATTGTATTAGCTCCCCATGAAGGGATTGTCCCGTCCGACATATGGCTGAAAGCGAGGTTAAAGTGTCTAAACAATAAGCAAGTAGCAAAGCCATTAAAGGCAGGAAACACTTGGCTGGCAGGAAAGGTTAAATGCGGCAAATGCGGTTATGCTTTGACAATTCGCAAATGCAAGCTGAAAACCAGAACAAGACGGTATTTTATTTGCAGCCGCAGAATGCAAACCGAAAAATGTGAGGGCGTGGGAGGCATTGACGCTGATGTATTTGAACCTTTCATTCTGGAACAGATGAAGGATCATGTCAAAGAGATTGAGTCATTATCCTCTCAAAAAACAGTCCGTGAAAACCCGAAAGTGTTTGAGTTAAACGCAAAGATTGAAGCACTTTCAGCGGAAATCGGTAAATTACTTGATAAGGTTGCTGACGCAAATGATATATTGATGGATTACATCAATAAGCGTGTGAAAGAACTTGACGCACAGATTAATGTCTATCGGCAACAGATTAGTGAACTATCGCCTTTACAGAATGTAGAAAAATTAGATACAAAGCAACTGAGAAACTACATGGATCATTGGGAGGAATTATCCTTTGATGACAAGCGAAATGTAGTGGATCAGCTTATAGTAGTAATCAAAGCAACAATGGACAGTTGTGAGATTACATGGAAGTTTTAACGCACTTTACCTTGATTGATTCGTTTCGCCAAACCGCTGATAGTGGACGATCTCCCGT